GATTGCATATTCATACCGTTTTGTCCACCACCCCATATTGCTGCATCTCCTGGTCTAGCCTCCTTTTGTACTGGAGGGATAGTGGGGTTGATTCTGTCTTTGTTGACACCTTTTTTGCGGGTGGCAAACTTTTCGGCTTCTGCGTATTCTTTTTCGGTGAACTTGTTTTTACGGGTAAGGAAGTTTTCTTGGTGCTCGCCTTCCCTCGTGGTTTTGATATCCGACATTCCGAACTCGATGGCGAGCTGCTTGGTGGATTTGTCGGTAAATCGGGTTTTTGCGCTGACCAAGTTAGGAGCTTGCAAAAATACGACCATAATTTCTTCATGGCAACCTTTCATTGGGCATTTAGCCTGTTTTGATTCAAAATACCCATGTACTGCACAATGATAATCATTTGTTACCGCCATTTCTATCCCCTTTCAAGCTGTTCGTCAAGTGTTGCTGTTAAATAATCATATTTAGGCGCAATACCAATTTTTAAAGAGATCTTGCCGTCAACCACTTGCAAACTAGTCTTTTTCTGCATAACGGGCTTTGATTCTTTACGGTATTGCACAAATTTGCTGTTATCTCGGTTTTGCATGATGGCTACTTCGCCATTGGTCCATTCGGTATAGGCTTTGGATACTCTGCGCTGCACATACTCAGTCATTGGTTCGGTTTCATATAAAAACACATCTTTAATGTGGCTTTTTGACACGCCAGCCAATTCAGCAAAGAGTTCCATTGATATTCCACGCTGCTTGTCTTTTAAAAAACGATACATGGCTTTACGCAATACAGTTTTAGGCAAAGTGGGCATCATTGACCGTAAACCCCTATTCTTTTAAGGTAATCCGATACATTGCGCCCAACCGTTAGCTGCTCTGGGGTAAATTCATCTTGAGTGCGAGATACGCTCTTGGTAATCCTTTGCGCTATTAGCCTAGGCTGGACCTGCTCGGCAAAGGCAGCGCAAGCTAGGGCAGCAGCAATAACCCTGTCATCTTTATTGCGCCCTGATGCTTCAATCGAGCCACCATCCCGAATAATGGTTTTCATCTCCTCGATGGTGTCCATATCGTATATATCCATCATGCCACGCTCAAAAAAGTCTTTCATGTAAGTGAGCATCCGCTCTTTGGTAGCTGCCGTTGTTAACCAGCCAATGGAGTTGGACATCCCGCCAAGGGTATCGTTCCTACGCCAGATGTAGTTTTGCATATTGGCATACACATCCATGAGGTCTTTACCCATAGCGCTACCCATTGCAGCAGCCTGTCTGCGTAAGTTTTTAAGTTCATTAATGACTGCTTGCCCTGGACCATTGATCTCTAGGTTAAGGGTAGAGTTTTTGTATGCGCCAGCAAGGTGAGCAATAATCCAAGCAAACTGGTAAGTGTTGAGTTCTGAAGTAGCAAAGCAAGCGACTTGCTCTAAACCATCGGCATATACCCTAAAGACCTGAATACAAAATCGATCAGCCCAGTCAGAGCTACCATAAGCTGGATCAGCACCAATAACATAATAAGCAGTATCAACAGGTTCTTCCCATACTTTGAGAGTAGCCAGTCGTTCTGTGGACTTAATAACTTCTGTATCTTGAAAATTAACCCCAAAGCTATAGCGGTAATAATCGCAATGAATCTTTTTGAGTAATTTGACGGCATCGGTACACCTTGCGTTAGAGAAGAACGAAGTTCCCGTCATCACAAAAGCGTAGTCCTCGGTAGGCGGAAACTCTTGATACATCAGGCTTTCATCCTTTATACCCTCACTCATCTTCCAGCGCCACCAGGCTAATTGGCGGGAGTTAATCTCAAAGCCATAGAGCTTTTTAATATCCCGCACCCATTCTTTTTCTTCGCCTGTCATCCTGCCATCCCAGTACACCTTGTAGATCTGGGATTCTGGATCAGCCATGTACAGCTCATTACGCCACCAGCCACAAAAGATAGCTCTTTGGGTTCTAGCCCGTTTAGCGGTGACATACATATCGTGAAACATATTAAAACCACGAGCTGTTGATTCAAAGATATACATACGGTCTGGGTTGGTTTCCGCCAAAGAAGCTAGTAGGGAAGCTAGTCCTTCCTCATCTCCCCAAGAACTGGTTTCTGTTCCATGCAGATAGGTAATCGCCTTACCACGACCAAGTGATCCTTTAGCTCTAAGCCCTGCAACTTGATAAAACAAACGAGATCGGTTTTTGAGAGAAAGCTGATTGCGGTTATGGGCGAGAAGCGGGATACGGTACTCTTTGGGTAAGCCTTCCATATACATACCGAGGGTTGAGCGGAACATATCTCGGTTTTCTTCTGTGTCTGTTGTAAGCGTTCCCTGTAAGCCTGGGTGTGTGAAGTGCCAATAGAGATCGAGTGCGAGTGAAATAGTGGTGATTCCAAGTTGCCTTCCTTTCAAGATGACAAAAAAATGGACATCTTCTTCTAAGCCCTTGGCAAACTCCTCCATGACATAAGTTTGCGTACCCAGTAAATGGTCCATCTTGCGTAAGCCTTGCTCCTTGGTTTCAATCTTGAGCTGCTTACAAAAGTGGTAAAACTGGTTTAAATTAAATTTACTCATTGATTACCCAGGGTAATACTCCGTTGTGCCTTTTTAGCATTTCTGCGTTGCCCAACTCAAAGAACTCTTTTTGTACCCCACAGCCTCCACCTAGTCTAAAGTTAAAAGTGTGCTTTAGGGTAGGCGAAAAGTTAGGAAACACTTGCTTTGCAGCAGCATAAAAATAACGATCTACCGCAATATCTTTGTTATTCAGAACTGGGGATATTTGTTTCAAACACTCGGTTTTCATACCCCACATACACCAGTCCACAAAGTGATGGTTGGGATCTACCCAAACGGGGGATACTTCGCCAAGGGCTTCGCAATTATCAAGAAAAAGAAAATTGCCTTCCGAATCACATACCTTGCGAAAAGAGTAAGCCCAGTCATACCCTGCTTCGATTTTCTCCATAATGGTTTGCACATGGTTAGCCTCGTACCAATCGTCATCGTTGCAAAAGAAAGTCACATCCTCAGTAATGAGTTGTGGCGCAGCAGCAAGCCACCGTTGCCCAGCCCAGCCATCGCCACCAATCTTGGCATCCCAATGGCAAACCTTAATGTCATGGTGAATCCGCTTGATTTCAGCAGAAAGCGCAAAGTTGTTATCTACCAAAACATAGTGATTGCAAGGATAGGTTTGCGCTTTAATACTGGCTATGCAGTTACTTAGCTCCCAAGGGCGCTTGCCATTCGTAACGGTCACTACGGCTGCGGTTTTCATCTGTAATCGTCTGTGTGGTCAAAGGGCATTGAATTTAATCCAACCAACACGCTTCCTAATTTAATGTGAAAGCTATGATGCTGTTCTGGAAAAACCGTATAAACCTTACCAATTTGCATATCGGTAACTCCAACATTTTTAATTTCTAACTGGGCTTGACCTTCAGACAAAATAAACTTTTCGGTTTTAATTTTGTGGTAATGGTTTCCAATAGTGCAATCTTGCTTTATCTCTAGAAGTTTGGCTTCTGGAAAGCTATGTAATCGTCTGCGATCATCTTCGTGAAAATTACTGAGCTTTTTCATTTCGGCATCCATCATAATTTTGACTAATTCAGAAAACTTCACTTTAGGTTCAAACCCTAAAACTTGTTTGCTCTTAGTGGCATCACCACACAACAAATCTACTTCGGCTGGTCTAGTTAAACTCTTGTCATAGTCAACATAGTCCTCCCAGTTATCAATGCCCACGCATTTAAAAGATAACTCAACCCATTCTTTAACACTATGGGTTTCGCCTGTAGCAATCACAAAATCTTCTGGTGTTGAGTGTTGCATGATGGCGTAGATCCACTCCACATACTCTTTGGCGTAACCCCAATCTCGCTTGGCATCCAAGTTTCCAAGAACAAGTTTATCCCGCTTCTTATTCGCAATTTCGGCTACCGCTTTGCAGACTTTACGAGAGAGGAAGGCTTCACCCCTGCGTGGGCTTTCGTGGTTAAACAAAATTCCGCAATACACTTTCATGCCGTAGGCTTCCCGCCATACTCGTGCCAGTTCATAAGCATGGACTTTAGAGCAACCGTATGGGGAGCGTGGGTAAAACTTGGTCGTTTCAGTTTGTGGGGTTTCTTGCACCTTGCCATACATTTCAGACGAGCAAGCCTGGTAAATCTTGGCATCTAAGCTAATGCTTCTGACTGCTTCCATGATTCTAAGCAAGCCATTGGAGTTAATGTCTTGGGTTACCTCTGGATGGTCGTAAGAATCCCGTACTTGTGACATAGCAGCTAAGTTGTAAATCTCATCTGGTCTAACTTTTTCAATAATCCGAGAAATACTTGTGCCATCTGTCATATCGCCTGTATGTAAAGTAATTTGACCAATTACATTGTCTAAATTAGATAAATTAGGCTGCGAGATTCTTCTAACCATGCCATGAACGGTATAGCCTTTAGAAAGCAACAATTCGGTCAAATAAGATCCGTCTTGCCCTGATATTCCTGTAATAAATGCTGTTTTCATGTTTTTCTTTCTATATCTTCTTCTACGCATTGCGATCCGTATTGAATTTCAATCACTTTGCAAGGTTCGTCATAAGGGTTTGATAATTGATGCCAGTTATGTTTAGGTATGCGGTAAAAATCATGTTTTTGCAGATAGGTATGACCAACTACACATTTGCCACTAGCAATATGCCAATACTCGTCACGATACTCATGGCGCTGCATACTGAGTGAACATCCAGGGTTAACTGTTAACTCCTTGACCTTAGTGCCATCAACTTCATATAACACTCGGTAGTAACCCCACATTCTTTTGGTTTTGGGCGCTTTCCATTCTTGCAAAATCCAAGAGGATGAATTTTGTTTGTTTTCTCCACCCACTCCAAAAGCAAACTTTAGGTTGTCGTCTTTTACATTCATTTCTAGAATGTTCTCTTGGGTGCGATCACCCCCATTAGCAAAGACAATCTGGCTAGTAGGAAACATTCTGCGTGTTTTGACAATAGCATCCTTAGCTGAGTTGTCTGCATCATCAAAGGCAATACAAGCAGTTACATTTTTAAGGTTCTCCATGACCGCTAGGCGTTCACTAAACGGCATAAACGATCTGCCTTTCTTGCGCTCTAGCCAGGCATCGGAATTGATCCCTACAACTACTCTGCCAATCTGCCGAGCAGCCTTAATGTATTCAATATGACCAGAATGGAGGGGATCAAACCCGCCTGTGATTAAAACAATCTTATCCATGTTTACCCAAGCGCTTATTTTCAAAGTTTGGCAGATCCCAATAAGCTACTTTTAAACGGGCTGTATGGTTCTTAGCCAGGCTGATCAGACTGTCATAAGTCATAGGGCTGTACTTTTCCCGCCACTCGGCTGCCAAGGCTATTTTCTGCTTTTTGGTTCGGCAAGATAGCGCCCTCATCATTTCAGTCTTGTAGATCAGTCTTTCTTTGTGCAAATCCTCAATGCCTCGCATCGCCATCTTCTGGACCATCTAGTAAAGATTTGAGGTACTTAATTTCTTCTTCTGCTCTTAGCAAGAGCTTAGAGCTTTCGCCATGCACCCGCATCAGCTCGTGAAAGATCGCATCTTTTTCCATATTCCAAATCCGTTGCATATACATTTTCTTAGCCTCATCGTTGGCTTTTTCAATGTACTGCTCTACTGTGACTGTTGTACCGTTCATTCTGTTCTCCATACTCTTACTCCACTTCCTTCTCTGCGGGCAATAAACTTCATCCCTGTTAATTTGCTGACACGATAGTTGTTATTACAAACAATCTGAATTTTGATTTCTGGCACTAAAAAGCTCTCACCTACATCCATTTGCTTGTAGGGATAAATATTGCGCTTACGCTCAGGGGGGATAGGAATATCTTGTTCTATTGTTATACTCATCTCTACTACTCCTTTCATTAACCTACATCATACACTACCATGATACACACATACAATGAATATCACTTAGGCGATCAACTGATTCATCTGCAATATTTAAGAAGGGTTAGTCAAGAAAACCCGCACCTTGATTTCACGCACCATTGCCAGGAGCAATACCACGACCAGCTCATGCCCTTAACCGAGGGCTGCCCTATTCTTTTACGGGATCTGAGAATACCGCCAGAAGCGCTCAATAGCTGGATAGGCTACAAGAACTTCTTTTACAACCACCAAAAGCGCAGGGATTGGGTAGCTTTCCACCTAGATTGGTTTGCGTACCTTTCCGATAGGTTAGAAGTGAGCAATCCTATAGCTTGCAAGGAGGATCTATTGTTCGATTACCCCGCCCTTAACCAAAAAACAGGGATGGAAATGGATTACCTCATCATCAATTCTTTGCCTGCATCAGGGCAACTGCCTAGTTACAACCCTCAATTCTTTCAAAAGCTAGTGCAAAACCTCACAAATGAGGGCGCAAAAGTCATTACGACCTACCCTACAGGGATGTGTCCATGCACTTTAGAGCAGCATTTAACGGTTTCCGACATTGGTGTTCTTTCTAAGTCTGTGCAACACATTGTGGCGATTGATACAGGACCACTTTGGACAACCTTTAATATTCACAATAAAAACAAGGTGTTAAGCCGAACTATCTACGGCACAACCTCTGACACGATAGACCTTGCACCGAACACCATCTGTTTTCAGACTTTATAAAAACTGTATTTTTTTTTGGGGTGGTGTCGTTGG